CACGCGTCTTGATCTGCGCAAGACGCCCTATGGTCTCGGTGACCGGCTCGTATCTATGCAGGACGGATCTGAAGCCATCTGTTCTCTGGCGCTATGGACACTCTGACCGTCGCCTTCGGCAAGTGGGGGACACGGTACTCGGAGCTTTGGGTCCGGCGTCTCAAGAGCATGGTGGAGAAGCACCTCTCGCTCCCGCACCGATTTGTGTGTCTGACCGATCGGCCCATCGATGGCATCGAGTGCATCCAGCTCACCAGCGGCCTAACTGGCTGGTGGTCGAAGCTCGAGCTGTTCAAGCGCGGCAAGTTTGAGGGCAAGGTTCTCTATCTCGACCTCGATGTGGTCATCACCGCGAGCATCGATTCGATTGTCGAAGCCGCGAATGATCCCACGAGGCTCTGGATGCGGGATGATTTCAGCTATTCGCTGAAGTGCCCCAGAAAGGACATCGATCCCCAGACTCGCCGACTGCTCGGTGGCATCGGTGTATGCAACAGTTCAGTGATGGTTTGGCAGGACAACGCGATCTCTGATGCGTGGACGCAGTTCACGCCCGATGTGATGAGCATTCTGCACGGCGACCAGAATTACCTCTGTCGGCTCCTATGGCCAGATCGGATTGGCTTTCTGCCCGATGCGTCGGTCGGGTCATACAAGTACGGGAAGATCAGGAACGAGCCCATAGCCCCGGTGATGGTTTTCCACGGGAATCCAAAGATGGATGCCTTGCCGCGCTCCGATCCTCTCAGGCAGATATGGGAAGCGGCGTAGAGGCGGCTCGCTTCTGTGAGAAGCCGTGGCCGCACCTTGAGTTCGACGAATTCCTGAGGCCGGAAGATGCCGCGCATATCGCGAGCAACTGGCCTGTGGACGGCTTTCAGTGGCTGCGCCACTCCGACATCGCTCAGGCTGACGGGACTTCCCTCCGGAGGGTACAGCCGCTCTCGCGCGCCTTCAGTGATATCGCTGAAAGGCTCTGTTCGCCCGAGGTCGAGTTCGCGCTGCGTCGCCGGCTGGGTGTCGATATGCGAACGCTGTATCCGATAGCGCAGCTCGTCGAGGACCTGCCTGGTTACTGGATTCGCAGACATACCGACTGCGCGGGCAAGGTCATCAGCGCTCAGGTGTATCTGGCGGAAGACGACCAGCACCCGACGCAGGGTGCGTGCTTCGAAGAGAAGCAGATGCCGTATCTGTTCAACCACGGCTACGCGTTCAAGGTCACGAATCACTCGTGGCATCGGGTCAGACGGTCAGCAACCCGCCGACGCTCGGTGCAACTGATCTACTACTCGATTCCCAATCCGAGGGTCTGATGCGCCTCGTCCTACACTGTGAGCCTCGCATCCCGTGGCAGCCGAAGCGTGCTGCCTACTTTCTTGAAGGCTTCAGGCGCAAGGGCATCGAGTGCGAGGTCACGGATAGCAGGCAGAGGCTCGACGAGCGGCCGGCCGTGCTGCTCGGGACCTCGTGCTGGAGAGCGGTCGAGGCGACGGGCAGTCACCTACTCGTCGATCGCTGCTCGTTCGGGGATACGGAAAAGTTCGTCTCGCTCGTGTGGAACGGACACGGCCGGCGCGGCCGGCACATGGTTCCACACAATGCGAATGGCGAGCGATGGGAGCGCTATGGCGTTCCTATCGAGAACTGGAAGTACGGAAGTCGAGTGATCCTGTGCGGCCAGACCGAAACGTACTCACCTCGCTTTCAACGGCTTGAGGACTGGTACCGAACGGTGTCAGCCACGCATTTCAGGAAGCACCCGGCCGGGGATAACCCGACTGGACTTCCGGATGCCGTCACCTTCGATGACTGCTCGGAGGTGATCACGCTGAACTCATCCGTAGCAGTTCAGTGTGTGCTGAGCGGCTATCCGGTCGTGGCCATGGACGAGGGTTCAATGGCGTGGGATGTGTCAGGTCATCGCGTCGGCGATCTTAAGCATGTTGGTCACGATCAGCGGCGCGCGTGGGCGGAATGGCTCGCATGGACTCAGTGGACCGATGACGAGATACGAGAAGGTGCCCCTTGGGACTATCACTTGTAACGCCTCCGACCGGCGATCCGATATCGCTCGAAGAGGCCAAGGCGCATCTGCGGATTACGGACAGCAACGAGGATGGACTCATCGCCTCGTACATCCTCGCCGCTCGCCAGCACGTCGAGAACGACACGCACAAGCGCATGCTCACGCAGACGATGGACTACACCATCGACTACGGCTGGCCGTATTGTGATTGTGAGCCGTGCATTGAATTCCCCATCGGCCCGGTGCAGTCGGTCACATCGATCACCTACGTGGATACCGATGGTGCGACTCAGACCCTTCCGACATCTCAATACGTGAGCGCAAACCTCGGCGTGAACGTTGAGTCAGGCTATCCCTATATCGAGCCCGCGTATGGCGTGACATGGCCCACCGTGCGCAATCAGGCCGCCGCTATCACTGTGCGGTTCGTGGCGGGCTGGACTCTCTCGACGATTCCGAATCCGCTCATGCAGGCCATGCGCATGCTGATCGGTCACGTCAACGAGAACCGTGAGGCCGTCGCCTCGGGTTCGTTCGTCGATGTGCCGCTGGGGCTGGAATTCTTTCTCTCGGGCTATCGTGACAGGCGCTGCTGATGCAGGCCGGGAAGCTAGATCGTCTGGTCAAACTGAAGCGCCGGATGATCGTCAAAAGCGGTATCGGTGAAGACGTTGCCTCGTGGCCCACGGCCTACGCGAATGTCTGGGCGAACAAGGCCGATGCGCGCGGGAGCAAGCGTTTCATGGCGCAGGAATTCGTTGCCGAGCAGGTTACTGAATTCACGCTTCGATACCGTGACGACGTGCTCGCGACGGATAGGCTCGAATGCGAAACACAGATCTATGAGATCACCCAGATCGCAGAGATCGGAAGACATGAAGGCCTCAGCCTGCTCTGCAGGGCTGTAATCGCCTGAATGTCCATCCAGATCGTCTACAACGTGCTGTCGGTCGATAGCGCGGTGATCGCTCTCGTCGGCACGCGAATTACGCCTGTCGAGCGCAAGGACTACATCTACCCCGCAGTCGTGCTCACGGAGTACGAACTCGATGCGGTGAATGCGCTCGATGGCTGGGGTGGCACGGATCACAGTGTCATCCAGGTGGACTCATGGGGAACCACGTTCTCTCAGGCGGATGCGGTGGCCGCCGCGTGCAGGACTGCGCTCCAGAACGCCGGGCACCTGCTTCAGCCGAGTTCAACCCACAACTTCGATCCGCTCGCCCAGCTGGGCGGCGTCTTCCGCGTCAGCAATCAGTTTTCAATCTGGAATTAGTGGCTGTCACAAGCCGATCTCTCTGAGGTATTGAAATGGCAATTAAGACTCAAGGCACTATCCTGAGTGTCGAGACGGCGCTCGCCTCCACGAAGGCGATTACGGGTGCCACAGCTGCGAATCCAGTGGTCGTGACTGCGACGGCGCACGGTTACACCAACGGCGATATCGTGAAAGTTGCGAACGTCGTCGGTATGGTTCAGCTCAACAACCGCGCGTTTGTCGTGGCGAATGTCACGACAAACTCCTTCGAGCTCAAGGGTGTGAACGGCACGAACTACACGGCCTATGTCTCGGGTGGTGATTCGTACAAGGCCACCATGAGCGCGGTAGGCACCGTCGAGGGGCTTCCGAACATGTTCACCGGCACAGCCCCGGACATCAAGACGACGCATCTGCTGTCGGTTGCCGAAGAGAAGCTACAGGGCCTGCAGGACTTCGGTGACATGAGCATGAGCATGCTGCTGGATACTGCGGACACGGGGCAGCTCGCCATGCAGCAGGCGAAGGAAGATCAGGCCGAGAAGGTATTCACCATCGCTCTCGTCAATTCGACGAAGGCGTGCTTCGTCGGGTTCGTGAAGTCATATCAGGTTACAGCACCTCAGAATGACGTCTTCCGTGCGACATCCTCGGTGAGCCTCAAGGCTGCGCCTTCGAGGTTTGCATGAGCCTGACGCGAGAGCAGATTCTCGCGGCGCGCAAGACCCCACGCGAGAAGGTCGCCATGCCCGAATGGGGCGGGGATGTGTGGGTGCAGGTCATGTCCGGTGAGGTACGAGACGAGTACGAAATGGAGATGTACAAGGAACGTAACAACGGCGCAATGAAGAACATGCGCGCGCGGCTCCTCGTACGCTGCCTTGTCGATGAGAGCGGCGCTCCACTCTTCAAGCCTGAAGACATCGCAGAACTCGGCAAGGAAAGTTCAGTTCTTCTGGACAGGCTCGCCCAGGTCGCGCAACGGCTGAACTTTCTTACGGACAATGCCATGGAGAAAGCAAAGGGAAACTTAGAGCCCAACCCTGGCGTCGCGCAGTAATTAGCCTCGCCGTGCGGTTGGGTAAGACTCCCACCGAGTTGCTCGAAGCCACGAATAGCGCCGAGCTTATGGAGCTTTTCGCGCACTTCACTTTGCAGGAAGAGATGCACAAGAAAGGCGCCGAACCTTCTGGCGATGTCGAATCACAGCTCAAGCAGTTCTTTGGTGAGGCATGACTGACTCCGTCACGGTCGATCTGAAGGGTCGTACCGATATCATTGAAGCTATGCGCGATCTGCGGTCCTTCCTGCCAAAGAATGCGCTTCGGTCCTCAGTGCGCCAGTCTGCGGTTTACCTCCAGCAGCTTATCGCACTGGTCGCTCCCAAGCTCACCGGGAAACTCGCACGCAATATCGTCGTCAAGACCCGTATCACTGCCAAGACCGTACGAGCGCGGGTGACCGTCAACACGATTGGTAACGAGGACAATTCCGAGAACGCGTTCTACTGGAGATTTCTCGAAGAGGGCTTTCATACCCGCAGCGGTCAGTTCCGTCAGTTCCCTTTCGTCGTCGGCGTGTTCGATTCGAAGAACCGGACGGCTGCACAGATGGTGATTGATAGTTGCGAGAAGGCGATCGAGCGTGCCGAACGTAAAGCCAACAGAAACTACGGGAAATTCTGATGGCTCTTTTCAACATCCTCGTTGACATCGCGGCGCGCACGGCGAACTTTGAGTCCGGCATTCAGAATGTCGAGCGCAGGCTCGAAAGCTTTGGCCTGAACGTCAAGCGCATATTCGAAGGCGTTACGGTTGCGGCTATCGCTGAACTGACTCGAAGAGTCATCGAGGCAGGTGCCGAGCTTCACGATGCCGCA